ACCACCGAAGCGCATCAGGCGACGTGTGTCTGAGGCAGGAGTTGTTGCGATAGTAGACTCAGCTTCATCAACAGGCTTCCAGTCGTTGAATTCAAACTGTTCTGGTGTAATAGCAACCATTGGGAAGCTGATCTTACGCAGATCGTTATCGTTAATCCATTCCTCTTTGAAGAAAGAGTAGAGGGACTGCATAACCACACCCTCAGCGTCAAGCACTGTAGTAGACCCGAAGCTGGCAAGGAAAGTGAAGAGTTTGTTGACAACATCAATATAGATGTTCTTTTCGTCAGCGTTACTGCCCAAGATACGAGCAGCGGCAACCGGACCCTCTACAATAAGTGTAGGAGCAGCGCCAGACAGAGACATCTTAGTCACGTCGATAGCAGAAGTCGTGGGCGAACCAGTGACTTCATACAGACCGTTGTTCGCAGCGTTTGCAAAGCCACGGCATTCAATGTAATCACCAGCGGTGACCGCTGGTAATGTTGCTGATCCTGTGAGCGTCCCTGTGTTCGTTGACACTGCTGTCATAGACAGGTCACCAGGAGTAGTCAGCCCACCTTGGGACAGACCGTCTGGGTCGTTGATGATGGGCATTTACTGGCCTCCGATGATTAGTTTCCTTTGACGAACTTTACGGAGATTATGCACCATCTGATGCTGTTGAACAAGTGATTTCTCAATTGACTCTGCGGCAAGCTCGTTTTGTAAGATAAGGGTATCGATTTCCGCTACCGTCTTACCTTGGATTTGAGTATCTGTCCAGCCAGCAGTCACTACTTCCGGAGGTTTCTGTTGCTCATCTAGGTCAATCCATTCAACTTCTGCGTTTGCTGGAATGCCTAGCTTCTTGCGGTTCTCTGGTGTATCTTTCATCTTACATTTTCGACTTTACTTTTTTGGTTGAAGCGAGAGCCTTATCAAGTGGAGACTTGGTAGGGTTCACACCGAGGATAGCTTGCTGTGCAGCGAATGTTTCCATCCGTTGTTGGCGAGCTTGTGTTGAGCGTTGGATCACTTGCATGATAGAACGCTGGTTGGCATTTTTGTCCACCGCTTTACGCATCAGGCGATCAAGAGTTTCGCCGAGTTCTTTGCTTGCTACGCGCTCTTCAGTGCGAGCTTTACCCAAGGCGACAGCGGCATCATCGTAACGCTTCTGCGCAGCTATGATGTCTGGGTGTTGAAGCCCAAGAGTATTGCCTTCCATAGGAGCTTCTTCCTCTGCTTCTGGCTCTTCTGCCTCGAAGTCTAGGTCGAAGTTTTCACGGTTGAACTTCGGTGCTGCATTGATAATTTCAGCACGTTTGAGTTCTTTCAGGTTCGCAGCATCAGCGACGACGTCCACCTTTGGGGCACCATCGGTTGTCCACTGATCATCGTCAAGCGCATCCATTTCTGAAAGCGCCTTACGGATTTGTTCACTACGTTCTGCCATTTATATTCTCCTAGTCTAGGAAGATGATTTCAAGAGTACCAGTACCGTCATCGGTAAAGGTGATTGCATTGGTGTCAGCAACCGCATCAGCTTTTGTTGGATACAGTTGGTACAGGTTGAGACCTGCATCGCCGACCCAGTACAGCGTTCCAGTTGCCAATTCTGCAGGAAGGTCTCCTACAAGAATTGCTCGGGGACTGTCGGCGGCAAGAGTGTCTTCGCCAGCAATCGTAAGTTGATTTGTTGTGTTGTCGGCGGTAAAGACGAACCGAAGGAAATTTCCTGGCTCTACATCACCAACATCAAGAAAGGCTTTTGTGTGGTCAAGGCGATCACGAGCCAATCCTTTGAGCGAACGGTAGCGAAGGTTCCGTAGTCTAGCTGACATGATTGTACTCCCAATCGTAAGTTGAAAGGGGCGACCTAAGCCGCCCCTCAAAGTTTGACTTATGCTTCGCGAGTGATGAGGCGAGCAATTTTGATTTGCTTGCGCTCTGGGTAGCGACGCTCCCAAGAACCTGCCTGAGCGTAGACAGTATTGGAAGGACCACCATCAGGCGTAGCGCCGACGTAGGCGTGACCTCGTGGGTGCATACCCCAACGGACACGGTTATAGAGGATCTCTTGACCGTTACCGTTACCCGCTCCAGGCTGGTTGTCGACTTCGACTGGCACATCAGGAGAACCCTGTGCGAATACAACAGCACCTTCACCAAAGACCCATGTCTCGTAGACGCCGCCAGTGAAAGGCATACCGTCGTCAACAATTACTTCGCGACCGAGGAACGTAGGAACCTGAATTGCGAGGTTGTTGATTGAGTCAGAGACAAAGTCAATGAGGTTGTTTTTCAACGCACGAGCGTAAACAACCGAGTGCATCATGCACATGGAGAGGTCTTCCATCGAGTCACCCATTGTGAGGGTAGTGTCGATAAAGGCTTCTGCATTGAAGTCAGTAGTTCCTGGAACGTAAGCACCACCGGAGATGTCATTTGTCATGTCACCTTGAACGTGCTCAGTGCCTCCAGGAGCCGCGTCGTTGTCAGCGAAGATACCATTCATCGTTGCGATGAACAGGGCTTGTTGACGACGTACCCAGTAATCTGAGACGCGGGAAGCGATTGCTGCCATTGGGTCATCACCAGACAAGAGCTTCGCCAGACGAGTAGCAGTCCAGGAGTTGTTACGCTCCATGCGAACGGCGACCTCGTTGAAGGTTCCGATTTTGTTTGGGTCAGGATCAACTACACCACCAGCGAAGGTGTTGCGAATTGACTCATCAGCGATGCGTTCCTCGTCGTTGTCGAGGTCGTCATACTGTGGCATGTTGAATGTGAGGCCACCGCCATTAAGTTTGTCTGTCAGCTCAGAGTCGGTTACGACTGCGCCTGAACGGATGAGACGAGACTTTTCCTCAGTCATTTTGAGGGTGTACGGTGCCCAGATGTCTGGGACAATGATGTCCGCGATTGATGTGTGTCCAGAGGCCATGGAGGTGTCCTTTCCTAGATTTCATGGCTAGAGATAAACGCTAGTCCCATGACCAGCCTGCTTTTGCGATTGTCAAACGAAAAGTCCCATGACCGACGTTTGACAATCTGATACCTCATCCCGCAAATGATTGCAAGATGTTATTGCTTGGGAGCAGGACGGAGGCCACCCACCGAAGTTCCCGCTGCTTTCGCAAGTCGTTGTGCAAGGCTTGGGTCATCTTTATAGACCGCGCCCTGTTTACCCATGTCCCAACCTTCGCTAGACCAAGGGTTAGCTTCGCCTTGTCCGAGAGGACCGCCGCCATTAGATCCACCACCCTGAGAAGGAGGCCACCAGTGCGGACGAAGCTTCTGCATTTCCTTGAGGAACTGCTTGATATCAACTCCTGGAGTAACACCATTGACGTCAGCCTTCGTAATAAACTGTCCGTCTTCTGTTCTCTCCAAGTAGTTAGCTGCAACCATTTCGACATCAGCCAAAGCGGTTGGAACTACACTCATTTCTGCTGCCACTGAACGAACAATGTCGTTACGGTCTCGGGCGACCAGATCATTCTTGACATTTAGAAGCTCTGCCTTAAGAGTTTCATTTTCTGTCATTGAGGTTTCCAGTTGCCGTTGAAGTGGTCCTGTGCTTTGTTTCAAGCGACCTTCAACAATTTGTTGGATCTTGTCCTCGTCAATCTTCCCTTCGGCTGCCGCCTCAAGTTCAGGAAGTTTGTCGAGCTTCGCTTGGAGCTCTTCGAGTGAGCCCAAGGAAGAATAAGCCTGCGCTTGCGACATTGCGGCTTTTCGATCTTCACGCTCTTTGCGAAGTGCTTCTTGCACAGCGGCTACGTCTTTATCGGTTTTCAACCCCGACACGCCAGCCAATCTGAAAGTTCCTTCATCGGTCTGGTCAAACAAACCTGCGAAACCCTCAGGGATCGCTTCTGCCGAATCGTAACTTAGTTCCAGTTCTACGTCAGGCATCCATATGCCTCCTTCTAATTATAGACAACGCCATCGCTGTCCGGTTATGCGGATCATTCCGCTTGTTGCTGCTCTGCTTCGTTGCGAGCAGACTGGTCGTCTGTTGTATCGTCGCCCTCTTCGTTCTGGTCTGCCCCTGCCATGTCTGGCTTGGCTGGAACCATGAACGGATGATCCTCTTCCTGCTCCTTCTTGGCCTCTGCCATTTCTTCTTCGAAGGTGCGGATAGTGATCTTACGCTTGAGTGCAAGGTCGTGTAGAGACTTGGCACTGATTGGGAAGCCGAGGGTTCTTGCTGTCGCCATTTCGACCATTGTCTGGCCTGTGAGTGGTTGCTCACCGAACTCTTTGTTGGCGATAACGCTAACTTCGTCTGGGTTCTCACCCATCCAAACAGCACACGTCTTAAGAAGGTCTTCTAGGCCGAGTGCGCCAGCTTCTGCAACTTGATTGAGGTCTGCTGTACGGCTCGCAACGCGGATACGCATAGAGTCGCCGCTCTCACGCTCCCTGGACGTGCTGTCCAGCGTTTGTGCGCCCATAGTACCAGCACGGCTCTCCAGCGTTGCTATGGCTTCCCTCTGCTCTGCCAGACCAGTGCTCTGAACCCCTACATACTTTGCATCACCGTTTTCAGGTAAATCGATACGTGAGCCTGCACCTGTACGAATAGCTTCGTCTTGATCAAAGTTACCACCAATAGTTACGAAGGTGTCTTGTCCCTGCATGAACAGGTTCTGGCGGTAGTCTGCGTCTGACCGATAGAGTGTGAGGCAGAGGCTACTGAGATCCAGCAAGACAGGATCATCAGGCTCTGCTGTCACATCGACCGAGTTGACAATAACGAAAGGCAAAACATCGAGGGTTCTTCCACGGAAGGAAGGTGTCATCAGCTCTGCTTCATTAAATGCTGCATCAGTGAACAGACCTTGACGGTATGTCCCTGTTGGATTGTTCTCTTGGGCATCACCCAATACGAGAATTCTATGCTGGGTCTCTAGATCCCACATGAAGTTCTCTTTACGAACGTTTGTTGTCTCATCGAGGATAACCATATTCAGCTGATCCATCGTGAGTTCTGTAGCGCCGACGTCCCAGTTAATGATACGCTCGGCAGAGTACATAGAAAGAATAGGTTGGTCGGGTCCGTCTCCTGGAACTCGGGGGAGGTCAGCCATTAGACCGACCCGACCTGTTATGAGTTGCTCCTCGTTAATTCTGCGCAAGAAGTCGGGGAGCTTCTCATTCTTGCTTGAGCGAATGTTTTCCATCGCCGCAGGCAACTCAATGCGAGGAGGCTGGTTGTGCATCATGCCAACCGCCATTTGAACTGCCTCACGTACGAAATTATGATAACGTGCTCTCATCTTGTAGGCTTCATAGGCTTTATAACCAACGGCCTCAAGATTGTTTCCACCGTAACCGTCTTGGATATGACCAGCAGTTGCAGGAAGGTAAGTTACCCCCTTGCTCTTGATGTGTCTTTCACCACGATACGTGTCACGCATTTGACGC